CGACGGCACTACTGTTTTATCCTTGACCCAAAAATAATATTTTGTAATGCTAGACCCATCTTCAATGACATAGGTATATGTACTATAACTAGTATTTTGAACTATGCCTGTTGGATAAACCCTAGCAACACCGGTTGGCAGTTGTCCGTCGATTAACGTTCCATTACTAACTGCTTCGTTGTATGCTACCGGGTCTACTGAGGATTCAGTCCATTCATATATGTCAATGCTAGATCCTGTAAATAATTTACCCCAATTTTTTAATCTATAATCCAGTGTTCCTTGTTCGTACGTAACATATTTGGCCGTACTAACGTCCCACCATACTGTACCAATTTGGGCACGTTCCCAATATGCGTCAGGGTTTATTGTTACGTCAGGATCAGATGAAATTTCATATTGGGCCGGGTCTGCTGGGCTCTTAATATTAATTTCTACATTAGCTATCGATGGAATTATTCCTTTATACGGATCCCAACGTTCTATATCTAGCAGAACTCTATCTAGCGCATGGTCATACAGAAGCACTTCGTCAATAGCATACGTATCTACCATTGGCTGTTCTTTGTCGATTAAATCAAACTGCTTATACGGAATGTAGTCTCTTATTTCGTCTTGCCACATAAAAATAGCATAGCCATATAATGGCGAACCTATTTCTTCTATAAATGCAAGTTGATTATCTATCCAGGTATATCGACTTAATGCTGTAATAGATTGTTGTAATCTTGCTTGTGACTCGAACTTTACAGGAACAAATGAATAGGCATCGCCTTCTGTTCCTACTTCAGTGATTATACTATCAATTTCTACAGTATCATTGCCTACTATTTTGTCAATTCTAAAAAAGCCGTCGACTACATCACTACTATTAGTATTTGATATATGTAGCCAATCACCCACAGTTAGTGCAGTATTAATATTTTCACTAAATGTAACATTAGTTGGGCCAGTTGGATCGTCTTCATCGGCTTTAGCGATGCTTGAAATTGTAAAATGTTTTTGCTGGCGTAGTATACTCCAGTTACCAAACTCAAAATTACCAACCCAAATGTTTGGCCTATCGCTACTAGTAGGATCAATTGAATCATACAATCCCTTAAGGCCTGTGGCTAGTCCAATGGAGTATGATACATGTTCGAAACTAACAAATCCCGGAGTTGGTAAATCGTCGTCATATACAATTTCATTGCTATCATTTGTAATAACAGATTTTTTACGTACTGGAAACTGTAGATTATCTATTCCAGGTCGATGTATCCATCGACTATCATTAGTCATAATATCAATTATACTATCTGTGCTACGATCTATATTACTTCTTTCAGTCGTAGGATCATAGTCAGGCATGAATCTAAACACTTGTTTAGCATCTTTAAATTCTCGTTGCTTTAATTGTAAATTCCAACTGAGTTTAGTTTCATTTGCTCCAAAGTCGCCTAATTTAAATAACCACTCTTCGTCTACTACTAGTTCTTTAGCATACGAAACATCACCTTCTATTTTTGTATTACGTAATAGTTTATTATATGATGCTGGTGTGCCTTGTTGTCTCATCATTCCGCGCTGGAACTCAAACGCAACTGTAGGATTCTCTAATAGATTACCTAAATAATTTTTTGTATTAACTCCAAGAGTATGCCTTGCTGTTTCTACTAAGCGAGAATTTAATGTACTACCTTCTACGTTAAAATATCGTGTATCCATGTCGTCAATGGTTCTGTCAAAGTTAGCAATTAACGAATTACCGTAAATTAAATAACCCGGGGCATATGGGCGCCCTTGCCAATCGGCAGTACGCTGACCAATTAATTTTAATCTATATTGTTTTAATCGTAGTACAGGATCATATATGATGTCGTTAAACACAGTTTCGTTGTCAAATACAATTGCGTGTTCTATATCAATTATTCGTAGTCTTACTCCAAATAATCCTAGTTGATTATCTTTTACAGTAATAGAAGTTAGCCCATCGTCTTCTCTATTTACAGTTACATTTGATACATCAATAGGAATACCATCTTTGTTTAGCAACGGAGAAAAACCTCTGTCTAAATAGTTAAGATCTTCTACAAATCCCCTGTCTAATTTAAATTCTAACTTATTAGCACACGGACTTAGATTAATACTATAGCCAGGATTCCATTGGGTTTCGCTCCAGAATAAGAAATGCTGAGCACTTTGTCTAAAATCTTTAATTCCAGACATATTACTATCATATTCGCCAAAAACTACCCCTTGGTCAATTATCCATTTATTATATCCTAATAGAAAATTTACTACGTCTTCACGACTTGTCAACGTTGTACCATAGTCTAATTTAGAACTATTTTGTTCCCAGTCTATTGCTTCCTTAATGGTTAAATTTCCGTATGTAAAGTCTTTAGTACGAGTTGTTGATTTAGGACGGTAAATTATAAAGTATGGATTTACTAAATTTGTGCCACTGACTTCATATCCTTTGCCGTTAAAGGTAATTTTTACGCCGCTATAGAAAAATTCTGTATACGGAGTTCCTTTATAAAATATAATACCGTAGTTCTCTTCCGGTACTATATTTGTATCTTTTTGTGTTTTAAAACTGTCTGCTATAAATGTTAAATTACGCTTATCAGCAAATCCGCCCACTTTAAATATAGGTTGTACTGTTGCATATCTTAAATTTGTACTAAAAGAATCAGCAACCGTTTTGCTATCACTAATTAGACCTTCAACGATTAATTGCTCTAATCCATAACGGATTATTACGTTATCGACGTCGTCGAGTTCTCTGTGAAAAACATAATCACTGAGCTGTGGTCGACTACCTTGCAAGTTGCTTATGCTATACTGCGTTCTATAGAAATCAACGTCAGTATATTCTGGTTGCCAGCATTTTTCAACAAACTTATTTGGTGCTACTGTAAATTTCCACTGAGCTATATCCCATGGATAACTTTCACTATGAACCCATGCCATTTCTTGATTGCCTAAATCGCCTTGTTTCCATGCAACCTGAGCTTGTTCTTGTGTTGGCTCACTTACAATATTCGCGGCTACTGGGTCCAGTAACTGTCCTAAATAATTCACAGGAAACTCGGCGCCAGGTCTTGCATATCTTAAATCAATATACACGCCATCGCTTGGGGGAGAAACGTTTCCTAATTGTAATGCCGTTATTAATGGAGTACGCTTATTTGGATTTGTCCAGCTATATGCAGAATCCCACCACGTTGGTTTAACTGTATACCCTAACATTTCCCACGGATGTGTATGTGGCCTGTCGGTATCAAATAAATGTTTATATATTGCTCTCCAACTGCCGCCAGCTCTTGTACCTTGGTCGATAATCTCAAACGTAACACTAACATGGTCATATTGGCAAGTATCAACTAATATTAATCTACTATCAGATTCTACACTTGCTACTGTTCCGATGTCGAACCCTGCCAATGTTTTTAAAACATTACCTACACTTACTTCTGTTAAAAATGCAGTATTGTTTCCATTCAGATCGCCTGTTGTTCCGTTTACTATTTTAGATCCATTACTAACTGTTAAGGTACCGGTACCATTTCTATTAATAGAACCTACATTACAGGAACTAAAATTCCATGTAAATTTATTGTTTTGTCGATAAAAATTGTCATTGCTATATTGAGTGACACCGTTATTTGTTGCCCACAATCTGTACAAGTCTTCTGCATACTGTAAATACTCGGCATTATTGAAACGTGTATTCCTATAATAGCCCGGGCGGCTACGATCCCACTCGAATCTATTTTCTTTAAACTTCTTAAAAATGTTATTATATATACGAGCTTCTAATTCAAATATAATGTCATCCCTATAATCTCCATAAGAAACTATCTTACTACCGTCATGACATAGTATATGTGTAACTGGAGTTGTATATGTATTGTCTGTTATAATTTCTGGCATATATACTGGCGCCATACCCAACTTTGCTAGGGTAGGGGGAATATAACAGTTATTTTTAGTTTCGTAGACAGTTAAAGTTAGATTTTGTTCGCCCGTTAATCCAGTGTTTAGTGTAATAGTAGTGTTGCCTAATTCAAAGTCGCGGCCTTCTATTAACGATTGACTGTTAATGTTAACGTAGACGTGATTGCGGTATGGATCATTAATATCTACAGCAATTGGTAACGCAAATATTCTACCACTATTAGATGTTGCGCCAGGGTAAGTTATGGTATTATTAATTGCTCCCCAATATACCATATCACTAAGTGCATGTGGAAATTCTGTATCTTTACCTATGTTAATCGCGGTTAATGCTATGTTTAACATTTCTGCAGGTGTTAACTCAGTTACACTAATTTCGTTATTTAAACTTTCTATTTTTTGTAAAAACTTTTGTCTAAATGATTTATACTGTATCGAACCCCAACGTAGTGCATTAATTGGATTAGTATCGGAATTACGTAATAGTACTGCTAGTTTTAAAGAACTATTTTCTGGTTGTCCGACAACCCACCCTTCTCCCGGGTTCGTATGTATATTAAAATAATTATTTTTTCCGAACGCTTCTCCGGAAAACCCAATGGTACTTAGTAGTTTACTTTTGAAATGATTGAATAAGGAATTATAACCAGCCGACACAATCTGATTCTGGTCAGCATTTGCTTCTAATGTGCTATGTATTGCATATACACCTAATTCGATTGAACTTTCGAATAAGGCCTCAATATAGTCACCTGCTTTAAGATTGGCGCCGTCTACATATACATCCATTAATGCACGATTTATAGGATTCTGTTCCCATGTAATGCCGCCCGACTGATCATATCCGTTGACCCTGATTATAAAACTCCTAGGATCTAAGTACGTATCCGTAATTAATATCTGCCCAATTTGTCCGTTGAATGCATAACGTAATTTTATAAAATCAGGAGCAGTAATTGAAATTAGCCCAGCGTTAGCGCCGTTATTTTCAATCCATGGCAAAACTACATATCCAATGTCATCGCGATATACTGTAAATGGCATGCCCGACATGTTTAATATATTAGCTGTTTCGTTAATTGGAACTACTAGTGTATTTGTATTTGGGTCAAATCTTTCCCATTCATTATTTTTACTTAAACACCAGAACACAATATTTCCATATTCTTGTGTTATCATATAGGTATATGATGGTCTGCTGTCTATAGGAATTGATAATACATTATCTTGTTGCGGTTCAACTATAGTTCTACTAACACGCTGATACGTTTTTGGTGGTTCACTGCTTTTGACCCAACTATTACTTTGCATTGATTTGTTAAATTGATCATTGAAATATTGATAGTAATAGTTTCCTGGGATTTCTGTTCGTAAACCATCTGCATTATAATAAGATCGATTTCCCTGTGTGTTATTGAATACAATATTAGTAAAAATTTTCGCAAAAGGACTACTCGAGTCTACTAACTGGAAGTTAGTACTTTCATAAGAAATATTAATTCCTAATTCAGCATCCATTACATCACCAGGAGCATATTCAAATAACGTATTTCCGGCAAAGTCATTACCAGTCCATTCGTTGTTACTACCTAGGTATTTTCCGTTATTGTCATATAAATTAAACTTAGGTGCTTGGTTATGCAATAATTTATTTTGTCCTAGTTGCCATTTAGTACCAGTATACCATAGTTCTCTAAATAAAAATGCATTGCCTTGTGTAACAAATACCTTTTGGTCATTAATCGGGATGGCGTCACTGGCCGGTACAAATTCAATCGCTGACCCGACACCCCTTACAATGTAAGTTTTATTGTTATAACTGTGATTACCATTAATAAAAAGAACACGCATCTCATTTTTAAGATGAATAGCATCAACCATATAAGCACTTTGTCCAGCTATGTCAGATGGTAATGTTCTATCAATGATTAAATTAACTTCTTGTTTAACAGTTTTTCCGTAGTCATATAATTCTATATTTTTGTTAAATTGTATGATTGGGCGAGCGCCTCGTAAATCCAATGGTAGTAAGTCGGCCGCGTTAATATCTAAGAACTCACACGTGGCTTTTACTGCATCTACATGATACCATTTATTTGTTCTGCTCCATGGATTCTGATCTGTCGCGCCGCGGGCCATAACAACATATTCTTTAAGAGAGCCGGCTATTTCACTGGTATCCCATTTCTTTTGATCCCAATTGGTGCCGTCCCATGGCAAATATGCCATTGTAGAAAATATTGTTCTTGTGTCTAGTAATTTATTAGGTATTAGTTTAATAGATTCGCCAACTCCGTCTACAATAAAATATGTAGGATCAATAATTGGATCGTTGCTACTAACATATTCTAAAGGAGTTACGGTGTCCGGAGTAACTCCGTTAACTCGGATCGAAAATCCAGTGCCCTGTAGTAATACTGATGGGCTTACTTTTAATGTATCGCCTACGTTAAATCCAGAACCACCATCAAGCAAATCGATCCGTGTAACTAATCCTTGTTCTACTGTGGCTGTAACTTTTATTCCAGAGCCGTAGACATTATCAGTGGTACCAATTAAAGGTATATTTTCATACACTCCGTCAATATAGCCAGAGCCACCGATTAATAAATTCAATGATGTAGCTGACTTCCTGTTAATAAAAAATAGTTTCATACCATTAACTAAAGTTAATGTCTTACCATTTGATTGCTCCGGAGTAGTATAAGATAGTTTCCCTAATATATCAGTAGCTACATTTATTAATCCTTCTAATCTAATAGGACGTGGATCAAATTTTAGCCAATAGTAACTACTGAAATTAATAAACATATCAGTGTTAATAGGAGGAGCCCATACATATGAATCACTGTCTAATTGATCTGATTTAAAATCAGGCCAATTAATTTTTAACTGGTCTAAAAAGTCGTCGTAATTTAATGCGTCGGTAATATTACCATCTTCGTCATTCAATACAACCCCAGTATCAAATTGGTAGTCGCCTCTTATTTCTCTGGGTTCTTCTAAGTAAAAGTCAGTTGTAGGATTATATACTGTTCCACTCTTTCTACCAATATATAAATTAATATCTTCAGGATGACCTTTACTAATTAATGTATCTATACTGTTCTTTAAAAACTTTAAATTTACATCTGTCTTAAAATAGCCGGGCAAGAACGTACTGGCACTAACAGTATCCTGTTTAGTTCCTTGACCCGGGACTGTATTTTTACCTTGAACGACCGGCTGTGCAGAGAAATTATTTTTTGTCGCCATCTTATGCCTTAATTAACTTTTGTTGTTTCAAGTTAGTATCAGTTAACTGTGTAATAATATCAATATCCTTAATAGTTGCGCCGCTAACAAATAATTCGTTAGCACCACTTGTTACTTGGAACAAGTCCCCGAACGTTGTACTAGTTCCTTGCGGTACTAATACTACAGAACTGATAGATCCTGCTAACTTAGTATGTATGTAGGCCGCCAGTTCCGTAAAGTAAAATGTTTCTCCAAAGGTCCAGTTAACAATAGAAAAGAACTCGTCGATTGCCGTTAGTGTTCTACTTTTAATTTCACTATCACTGAGTGATGTTCCAGCCAGTTTAATTACTTTAAATTTTCCTTTTAGCTCTTTATCTGCATAATTTCCAAATAGTATCTTATATTTACTTGGTCGATATACAATTGTATCACTACTTGTTTTAACTTCTTCCAATGCCGCAAAATTCTGATACAGCTCTTGCGGGGTTGGAGGTAATGGCATGTCTTCAATTTTGCCTGTGGCTTTTAACCATCGTCTAAATTTTAAATCGTAGTCACTAGTTAATACAAATAAATCTATAATATTAATAGAACTTGGATCAATTCTCTGATTAGACTCTGCAATATGATGCCACTGCATATACAAATCAGTTCTACCTTTGTGTGTAATACTAGTGGTTGTATCTTCATACGAAGAATCAAAAATTTGTCTAAATTTAATGCCGTTAACAGTTACATAGTCTGACTTAACAATATTACTGCCTACTAGGCCTTCAAAGATATATGGATCATCGGGTAAGAAATCACTGTTGGCATCAGATAAACTAACCACTAATTTCGTATTATCTGTAAAACTATCTTCGGCAATAAAATATTTGTCACTCTTAAACTCTGCTTTTTTGCCAAAGACTTTTGTGCCGTCAGCACTTAAATTCGATGGCAAGTAATAGAAGCTATCTTGTTCTATTTTAGTTGTTTCGCTGTTAATGGCTTTTTTAAAGTTTTCGTTAAAGAATCTAACTTTATTCACACTGCCTGAAATGTAACGAATTGATTTATGATAAACAACGTATTGATCATTCTCATAATTCACTCTAATCCACCAACTGTTGTCTTTATTTTGTTCACTTACATCACCGGCAAATGTTGTATTATAGAAAAGAGAATTTCCTATATTATTTTGACTTACGATTCTGTAAGTTTGCGTAATATAATCATAACGTATTGCAAACGGCAATTTAGTTTCTAACAACTCTTTAATTAAATTGTACTCGGTGGTGCCGAATACTTGTTTAAATCTAGGAATATATCGGATTATTTTACTATTAGTTTTAATATTTTTCGAAAGAACTACAACACCAGTGCCATCTTCTTTTCTGCCGGTATTGTTTGAATTCAAATCTTGTACACCTTGCCCGGTGCCGTATATATTGGTTACGGCCACCCATTGCCTAACTTGTGTGTCAGGGTCTTCAAATTCAAGTAATGCACCTTGTACAATTTGTCTATTTTGTCCAACCGTTGCTAACCCTATTTTAATAATAGAGGCAAAGTTTTGGCTGACTTCGAAGCCAGTAAAGTATCCTGTGCTCTTGCCAGAGCCCAACGTAACCCTATTCCATTTAACATTTGTCGGTAAACCAGTAGTTGGCGATGGCGATTGATTATAGTTTAGTGCCGGGCTCTGTGAATAGAACATGTTAACGACCTCGGCCTCACGTAATATGCCAGCTAGATTATCGACAATTAAATTTTTAAGGTACAAGTTATTGTTAACAGTATAATAGTTTGTTGTATAATATTCGTCTTTATAGATATATGCATCATCTGTAAATATATCCAAACTTTGGTTTGTACCAGTAGGATCTGTTATATTTGTATATCTACTAAATCCACTGTGTATTCTATTAGTTGCTTTAATTTTTAAAATGTTATTGCTTGTTGTCAACGGATACACACTATAATCATTACCAGTAACCATACGGTCCTGACTATAATATGAGTTCGGTGCATTAACTCTTACACTTTCAATATCTTCACTGCCTACGCTATTAGTCACATCATATTCTAAGTCGGCAGTTAACGTTAAAAACTGGCGCTTGCCCACTTTATCATAGTATGCAAAGTCCCATGTGATGTTTTTCATATCTTCAGGGCGTATAGTATATGTCTCACCGTTACTACTACGTGTCCATACTCTGATAATTCCCCTAGGAACTTGGCTAAAGTATCCGTCGCCAAACTTTACACTAATTTTATCATTGTCTCGAGTAATTACGCTACATATTTTTCTGTCGCCGCTGGCAAAGCTATTATAAATGATATTGTTACCAACTAAGTTAGGCACATTTTTCCAGTTATTAACTACACTACCATCTTCATTGATTGCTTGTACGTAGACGTCCTGCTCGTTAATCATTTCGATATCAATGTCAATGACTCTATTTTCGATATAATCGTTTAATTGATAGTCGTTCTTATTCATCTGTCCTTGTTTAAAGACAACAAAGAATCCTGTATTAGCACTAGTATTGCCGGCGCCGTCATTTCTATATAGTAAATTCCACTGAGAGAATGGATCCGGTGTTTGTTCTTCGTAGTAACCTAGGTCTGCAAATGTGGGATTACATATTTCAAAATTTGAAGTTTTACTTGCTACAGATGCACTATAACTAACTGCAACCTGTTGGTCAGGTATAGTATTTAGGCTGTATAACTGACTAGTAACGCCGCCCACAGTACCTGCTTTTACAGGTGTTCCAAATGGATGGTTAGTTCCAAATACCGAATTTAATACTGTAATAAATTTTTCAAAACTATCAGGATCGTTTACGCCTGCCCATTGTAATGGTACATTAGCTAAATTTGAACCAGTGCTATCTAATACATTTTCAGTTGTTTTAATTGATTTTATTTTTAATAGGCCCTGTGCAGACACGTTACGCTTTGGGTTGTAGCTTAAAAATCTGGCTAGGCGCAATACGTTTTCTTTACGTTCGGCAGTATCAATGAAGTTCTCACGACTGTTTAAATCAATACGAAACCCTAAGTTTTGTCCTAAGAACGCTACTAAGTCAATAAGGGCAACAAACTCACTACTTTGAATCCAGTCATTAAAATCTTCAGGATAGTTAGTGCGAATGTATTCAATCATTGCCGTACGCAATGTATCAAAGTCATATGCTTTAAAATCAGCATTCTTAAAACTCTGATATACGCTTTGCCAGTTTTCTGCGGCAAATAAATTTTCTTGTCTAATAGTTTGCGCCATTGCTTACCTTTATTTTATTTCCTTACTTGTGTCGAACTCAATTTGTAAATCTGTTACCAAGTTATCTGGCAAATAATTTAACCTTATAACTAATGTAAATCCATTTGGAACCGGGATTATGTTTACCCCTATTAATTCGAACCTTATATCTTGTCTGATTATAGCCAAACATTCATTTTTTACATAACTTTCCAGTTCAGGAGTTAATGCATCAAATAATACGTCCCATATCCCTGTGCCAATATCTGGCGCCATAACACGTTCGCCCTTTCGAGTCATGAACGTGTTTAGCAAATCTTGTTTTGCAATCTCAACATCATATGCCTTATTAGAAGGTAAATGTGAAGAGAATCCTTTATATGTTGTCATACCATTATTTACCAATAAAATAAACTACATACTTAATGTATGGTAGGTTTTGGTCCATCTTGGGATCCTTCTTCTAAACGTTGTAATAATTCAGTTATTTCCATATTCTTAAATAACTGCTGGTTAAGTGCCGCAACTATACTTTTAAAAACTTCTAAATTTTTTGGCTGAGAATCATTTGGGGCCACAATTGGATGTATGAAATCCAATTGGCCATTTTCTTTAATAATGATGGCGCAATCGCTAGGGTTGCACTGATAGCCGGGTTTTGGAGTTATGATTGACATAATTTACGATTTAATGTATACTTGTATTTATTTGCACAAATCTGGAGGATTTTAATGTCGATGCATATCGAAGGGCCATGGCTTAGTACTACTGGTAAGCGTAAAGGCAAACTAAAGTTTAAGTCAGCCGCAGAGGCACAACGTGCTAGGGAATTAGACGCAAGCTGGAAAGAATTGCTTAAACGTCAAGGTCTTGAGCTTGAAGAACGGAAGCGCAAGCAGGCAATGAGTGCAGAACCATTGGCTGGTAATTATTCATTAGCTATTCCAGAAGGCCGAAGCACTAGTCATATTAAAAGTCTAGGACAGGACAACGGTGTTGCAACCTTGGCTCCAGCCAAAGTGTATACCGGCACTAAAGTTAAAGGCATTGCTACTATGCACAAGTCTAATGCGGTGCCTGTGTTTAGCGACGAAGAAGCCATAGATATTAGTAGGATGCGTAGGTAAATAATTTAACTAAGGAGTCTATTATGGATGAAAAGTCTTGCCCGTTGGAGCATACAGAACATGCTCGACATTGTTCTCTACTAGATGGCCACAAAACAGAAAACAGCGTATGCCAATACAAAGATGAATGTAAGCAGATGTACGCATCATTAAAAAATACACCACTAGAGGAAGTATTATGAAAAAACTTATTTTAGTGTTAGCTGTATTGGCATTAACCGGATGTTCAACCAGACAAATGGGGCCAGCATTAGTGGGCGGCGTAATTGGTTATGCTATTGCTAAAGACGCTGAGCCTAAAACTGTAGTAATTAGACAACCGGTTATTGTTCATAGTGTCCCAGTATCCAATGGTAGGCCAGAATTTTCACATTGTGTAGGATATCCGCTAGGAAGAGATCGAGACGCTTGTAATCGCGGTGCTATGGACAGGGCATCGGACGATGCTTATCGTTATGGTCGTTACAGATAACTTGTAAAAATACTAAGCCCTATTTTACTTTGGGCTCCGGCTTCTAAAAAATTAGTAGACACATGAAGGTGTTTGCGGTCAAAAACAATAATGTCTCCGGGAATCCATTCGCATCTGTTTAACACAGACATCCCTTCAAAGTTACTTCGGTCTAAATGATTGCATTCAGTAACTAACGTCTCGTCGAATCCTTGTACAAGGCCACAGACCTCAGCATAGTCGTCCACTATTTTATTAAATTCTTCTTTTACGCCCGGTGTTCCTTTAACAAAGAAACTTGCGGCGCCGTCCCATTTTTGATTTAGTATGTATAATGCATTTTTAGAAGAATCATACGTAGGCGTTGTAAAAACTTTAAGGGGTATTACAAATGTTTTATAAGGACGTGGATCAGGTATGCCTGTATCTGTATGGATTCTGTATGGTACATTGGTAGTAAAGAAATTACCGCTGGTAATTTCCCAAGTGCCTTTGCCTAACTCGTTGTCAATTATAGGTGTTATAATATCTATAACTATTGGAGTTAAATTGGAAAAATGACGTCCTGAAAATTTAGCATACTCGTTTAGGTCTAGTTGATGTTCATTCATTAACTTAGTTCTGCTCCATAGGTCTAATGCTTTTTTTAATACGTATGCCATTACTTTGAACCCGGATCTTTTTTACCTAATATACGAAACGCCCACTCTCGTTCTGCACACTGAAAACATTGTCCACATCTTCCTATTTGCATTTCGGTACAGCTATGACTAAGCTCTAGCAATTTTTCTTGTCCAAATTGATAGTACAGATCTAAGGTATGTGTTTTATATAAGTCGACGAATGGCACCTGAGCACGTTTGTACTTGTTATGTGAGGGTCGCTCTGGGTATAATCCCGGCATCGGAAACTCTTCTGGCGGCGTTTGTTGGCTTCCGTAGAAAATGTAATCTACTATTCCGTTGTCTAGCATTGCCATAGTACCAGTTTCAACTTGCTTACTGTGATGTACTGTTGGGTCACCTACCGATAAAGGAACTGGTAACTTTAAATTTAACCGTTGATTAACGTATTCAACAATGTCTGGACTATACAAGTACGCACCGTCTGTTCTTGGTACTGTAAATGGTATCAATTCTGCAGGATTAGGGCGTTGTTTGTTTAATAACGCTACAATATATAACAATATTGCACTATCTGCGCCGCCACTTACTGTTATGCCTACTTTTTTAGGCCAGTCTGGTATGTATATATTAAATCTTCGTATGTCGTTTTTTGGTCCACAAATTATTAACATCAGTGTCGGTGTTGCAAATGGGCAATCACTTTGCTGACATTTGTAACTGTAAATGGAATATTCATAATTAAGTGGATGCTGTCGTCTGTCCAACTTATTGTTCTATGAGTCTTTTTTGTATTTACGTAATACACGCGGCCTTGTTCTATATTAATCTTTTTATCATCCATCCACCAATCATATTGATAAGGCGCGGCGTTTTTAATAAAACAAGCCAGTCTAAATTCTCTACGTGGGAATCCTGGACTGTCCCTGTGGGGAACAAAGTATCCGCCGGTATTACACTTTACAAAAAAACTGCGGCCTACTGGAGCAAATTCTTGGAACAATGGATGCAAACTTGCACAGGCATCATATAGTGGTGTTAGTTTAGTAAATGCGCTATCACCCACCGGCTTGCCTAATGCTTGTGCGGCTTCCGGCAGGCTAGGCAAACTACGATGGTCCCACCCTTCTATATCCAGTGTGGTAAGACTAAGTCCTAATCGGTTGTTTGGTCTATCCGTCCTAGGAAGATAGTCAACCCAGTCATTGGTAAACACGGACAATTCTTGTTCGAGTTGTGCCGTGTTTACCAAAAAGTCCAGCGGTTCAAAGTCGCCGATCCCTAATAATGTAGTCTCCGCTACCAGTTTATCAAAATTACTAATAGCTGGATCAACTGTACTTCGACTGTGACTTATGCCTTGCCCATTTACCGTCATGCGGCCTGCACTAACTCATCGGGCCATTGGATGTATTCTTTCCATGCTTCGTCCCTGATGTGAATTATTTGTTTACGAGCAAGTTTTGCCATTTCCCAATATGTGGGTGTACGTGGCTTTATCATTGGTTCCAGCGGGTCGGTACCTTTAATAAAGTTGCAAGTACGACATGCAGTAACAATGTTATCCCATGTTGTTTCGCCACCTTGGCTACGTGGAACTACATGGTCAAATGTCAAGTCGTCCACATGAAATGCTTCTCCACAGTATTGACACTTGTGGCCGTCACGTAAATAAACCATTCGCCTGTTGAATGCTACACCAAAGCTAGGGTTTATCCATTTAGTAGCCACAATGATGCTGGGTACTTTCATAGTTACATATTGACTGTGAACTTCCCAATCTGTGTATTCTTTAATTATTGTTGCCTTGTCGGCAAAGACTGCCTTAACAGCAGTTTGCCAGTCGACTGTGCTTAAAGGCAATAGACATAATGGGTTGTAGTCTGCGTTTAGAACTAGTGTGTCGTTGCTCATGATTATATATTTAAGTTGCAATTCAGTTATTGAATAGCCATTATAGCATAGTAGTCATTAGAAGTCTATTTGTGTTATTACCGTTTTATAAATATTTGCATGTTAGAAAAAGTAGCCGATACCGAAAAATCTAGAAGGCTGGCCGTTTGCAGTAAATGCGAACATTTATTTGCGCCCACAATGTCCTGTACCAAATGCGGATGTTTTTTAGCAGTTAAAGCATCGTTCAAAATTTTTAAATGCCCCATGGGGAAATGGGCCGTAAATTTGATTGACAATAAATCCAATTAATTGTATAATAGTGGCATAGTAACAAAAAAGGCTCGTATGCAATTTAACTCTGCCCCTAGTAATACTTTATATGTAAAAGTAAACTTTAAGCGTCAGCCTTACTCAAATAATATAACTGCAATTCGCGTTGTAGCACATATATATTCAGATTTTGTGTCAAACAAAGCTCTATTTTTAATAGACATGTGCCCAGATAATACTAACATATTACAAGTAGAAGATGTTGTAAAAACGCTACAAAAACAAGCAAATTCCTTAAACGTAAGTGTTACAATAGCAAAACCCGTATACAAAAGACTAGTAGAGAATGTTGCGTAAAAACAACAGTTGACAATAAATCCAATTAATTGTATAATAGTGGCATAGTAAGTAAAAAGGAAACGCAATGAAAGCACTTCAGACATATATCGACAAGCAGAATAAGTGGAACGCTATCTTCAAAGGTAGTCAATATGAAATCAAAACTGCTAAAGGTCGGCAGGAAGTTGCCAACCGTATAGACTCGGATCTTAGTCCAGAGAATCTGTCATGCGACGGTGAACTGCCCCGTAGTCAGGTTCAAGCTAAGTATCGTTCATTGACTGCCGCGGCACGTGACTTGCAGAAGTTGGATCCTTCAGTTAAATTTTACGAATTTGCATAAGAGTAAATCATGGAAAAACTTTTTGTTGTGTTTGGTACAATTGCTTTCGGTGTTGCTGGCCTGCTGTTACTCAGTTTCTTACTGAGCTGGCCAGTATACATGCTTTGGAACGGTTGTCTGGTTGGTGCAGTGACAGGCGTAGTCGAAGTGACTTGGTTGCAAGCCTGGGGTATCACTGTACTGTGTGGCTTCCTGTTTAAATCAACCGCTAAGTCAAATGGAAATTAATAGAAACAAGTTTGGGTTCCTGGGTTGGAACAATAGCCCTGGGCACGACAAGATATGGGGCTTTATAGAAACAAGTCAGGGCGTGTTTGGATTCTGGGGTCGTCGTAAAGGCAAATTGTCTTTCAAAGAATACCCTAGTATCTGGGACGCTCATGACATTGCGAACCAAAAAGAGCGCAAGGGCTATCGTGGCACTGACGTAAGTGTTCTACCCACTGACTTTGAAGGACAATTAATGTTTGCTTGTTTGGGTATGGTTAAGTTTGGTATTGACAAATAATCCAATTAATTGTATAATACTTGTATAGTAACTAAAAAGGACTTGAAAATGATTGCACTAGATAACATCGAATCCATTCATAATACCGCGGTTTCGGCCGCTCAGAAGGCGGAAGCAGACTTTATTGCCCGACACGGCGAGCCAGGTTACTGTGGTTTTGCTTGGGTACATGTCAGCGAAAAAGCATCAACCAAATTGGGTCGTGCGCTGAAAACTGTGGGCTTCAAGCCTGCATATGGTGGCGGACTTCAACTTTGGAACCCCGGTGGCTCATTTACTCAGAGCATGGACATCAAAGAAACAGGTGCCCAGGCCTATGCCGATACATTGAGGGCATTTGGTATTACTGCATACATGAGTTCGAGGGCAGACTAATATGAGAGACCAATCAGTAGAGGATAAAGTTATGCTGGCGCTTAAAGGCTACGAGTGGGTTAGAGAAAATCATGGCAGTTTGTTTGACCGTGGTGCCGCGGACAGTTATTATTCACGCAAACCCGACCCACATTATGGAGGTGTCGGGGGAGAAAGTGGCAAGCGGCATGACGTGTTATCCTCCAAAGAGATTAAAGAATACATGGCAGGATTTGAGTACAACGAAGCATCCGGCGACAAAAAATATTATAATTAATATGAAAAAACCATTCGAAGTAATCGACGCCCTTGAGGCTGACAATAGTAGACTTGCTAAAGAAGCAATCTTTAAGGCAGAGTCTGATGCAGGAAACGATATCTTTTTTGAAGGATGTGGCCTTGCACTTAATAGTTTAATTACCTTTGGACTTAAAAAGGTACCTATCCATGGCGGGCCAGACGGGCAAGGGTTGCCATGGGAGGCGTTTGTTGAACTCACTGAACAATTACGCAGTCGTGCATTGACTGGAAATGATGCACGAGCGGCCGTTGAGTTGTGTCTTAGTTCTGCTAAACAACAAGAATGGAACAGTTGGTATCGACGTATCCTTATTAAGGACCTGCGTTGCGGTGCCAGTGAAAAAACTATCAACAATAGTGTAGCAAAGAAATACAAGGTGCCAGTGTTCACTTGTCAACTTGCACACGATAGTACTAACCACGAAAGCAAAGTATGTGGACAAAAACTAATCGAAGTCAAACTGGATGGCGTCCGAGTATTAACGATAGTGTATCCGGACGGGCAAGTGGATCAGTTCAGCCGCAATGGCAAGGAATTGCTGAACTTTGGTCACATCAAAAGCCAATTCGAAAAAACAGTTACTGGCTTGACGGAGCCAGTGGTCTTCGACGGCGAAGTGATGTCAAGTAGTTTCCAAGACTTAATGAAACAAGTACACCGCAAAGATAATGTAGAAGCCAGCGACGCGGTACTGCACTTGTTTGACTTCATCCCTCTCAAAGACTTCCAAAAAGGTATGTGGGATCGTAAACAAATTGACCGTAGCGAAAAACTAAAAGCATGGAAAGATTTGTGGACGGCCGAAACTCCTAACGTTGATATCGTTGGACAGGAATTAGTTGACTTGGATTCAAGTGTGGGCCAGGCTCGTTATACTGAAATTAATGCTCAGGCTATTAAAGGTGGCTATGAAGGTATTATGCTTAAAGATGTTAACGCACCTTATGAATGTAAACGTAGTGTGGCGTGGCTTAAACTTAAACCTTTCATTGAAGTCAGCTTAAATGTTGTAGGAGTCGAGGAAGGCACTGGCCGCAACGAAGGCAGGCTAGGTGCAATTATTTGTGAAGGTCTAGATGATGGGAAAAATATATCTGTTAACGTTGGTAGCGGTTTTAGCGATAACAACCGTGATGACTATTGGAATAGTAAATCTAAACTTTTCGGACAAATTGTTGAAGTACGTGCAGATGCAGTTACACAAAATCAGGACGGCACGTATAGTTTGCGCTTTCCTAGGTTCCTACGATTCCGAGGCTTCGAAGTCGGCGAAAAACTTTAAGGAGTAATATGAAAAATTGGTTACGACATAAATTGCATAATTTTATCTTTCCACAAGATTGTGTAGAGTCAAAAGTATCAAACAGCCTTAGTACTAGTATAGGCGGACGGCATCACAAAACATTAAGTAGTGAAACCGAACCATTGAGATTTTCAGTGTATAATGCTTCGGGAGGCAAAATTGTTGAAATTAGTCACTACGATCAAAAACGCGATCGCCACGACACCAACCTACATATTATTGGCAGTGATGAGGACTTTGGAGAAAGCATTGGAAAAATTGCATTCATCGAACTTCTTAAGAAAGGCCACTAGTATGCTTACTGAACGAGAAATAGGTTCTATACTGGCCGCGCAGTTAGTGAGCTTATCCAAAGATCGAACGTACAGTTACATCAGTAACACACCGTCTTATTCTCATTTGGAAGAGCCGGGCAAAAAGATCATGGCTGAACTTGTTGACATGTTGTTTGTCAAGGCAGTTGAAGCTGAAAAGAAACGTAGGCAAGATGAAGCTGAACAACTTGTTATGGAAAATCTTAAGAACTAAGTTAGAGAAACTAACTCTAATGCGGAGTCACTGGTAAGTCTGCTAACAACATCAGCGATTGGAATTTTGAACTTGATGCTGGCATATACCATACCTTTATTTCTAACATCCCATAATAGCGGAGACGTTTGTAAGTCGACGAGATATACATTATCTTTAGTTAACGACACACGGGCTCCGTCTTTGTTACAATAATATTGTTCGCCAGAGGTAAGTAGATTCATAATCATACAAGTGAACCATTGGCTTTTTCCGTAATGTTCTTTTAATGTGGGACCGTACATGCTGTAACTGGGCTCTATTGCAATATCAGCTACACTAGAAGGTATGCATTTCAGAAACTCTTGTTTGTGTTCTCCAATTGGAGTTACAGATTTTTTATGTTGGGCTATATGTATTCTGTCCCAATTTATCCATTTTAAATTTTGTTCTTCCCATCTATTGGGAAACTTAATTCCCTTTAATTCATAAATGGTCATGGTACAAATCCAGCTGGTTTGGCAACGTTTTGCCATTGTCTCTTTTGCACTTCGGTAGGTGCACCAAACACAGGCTTCCAGCGGCCTGCGCCTAGTTGTTCGCCTTTAGTTTGTGCTTTATTATTATTAATAGCTCGTTTAATTGCCTTAAATCCTTCCAGCTCTAACTGCTGTCTTGTATTACCTTTAGGATAATTACCAGTTAAAAATATTTGTGCTTCTTTAAGTCGTCGTGCATTCTCATGCGGGCAAGCACTAATAGCATTGCCCATACTCTTATAGTCTTTTTCTTTTGCTAATGTTATAATGGTCTTGCCGTTAAGTTTTAATCCAGACATGCCACCGGCTCCCATATTATATGCAACACTAATTAATGCATCATATTGAGGTTGAGTAAACTTAACCCCTTTAAATCTTCTACTCATTTCTTTTTCGAAATACTTAACGTCTTGCAAGAACTTATTATATGCTTGGTCGTATGTTTTGCCGTTTTCAAATTCACCAGCAGTATCATGCGGTATTCCGGGTTGTTGTAAATGACCAAAGCCAATACTGTTGTATCTGTAGTCCCAGTAATCTATTGGGCGGAATGCTTCTTGTCCTAATATAAAATCTACGCCAGGTTTACTTATATGCATAGCAGATACATCAGTCATTGTAGTAGTGTCTACACCTTCACTGGGCTTAACGTCAGATACATCCAATGGAGTAGTTGATGCATTGGGATCAGTGGGAAACTGATGATCTAGTGCTGGGTCGGAACTCTGTTGCGCTGACCTAGTAATACTAACTAGCCCTGGATTGGGTAAATTAACGTGGCCTTGCCATGGCTCGTGTTCGGGTGCTCTACTTACTATAGATCTCCTTAAACTAGTATTTGTAACCAATGCAGTTTCTTCTGGCTGTGCTGGATCATCTGCTCCTGGTCCATTTAAATGAATTGTGCTTCCGACTACTATAACTTCTCCGGTGGCTCCTATTGTTAACTTGCCGTTAACTCCTAATGCCATACCTGCGCCAGCCAGCATATCAATACGTTGACCTATTGTTTGTCGCATATTGCCGCCGGCTTTAACATTAAAGTCGTCAACACATTCCATATTAATATTTTTGCCGGCCCTTAGGTTTAAATCTCCCAAGGTATGCATGTTAATGCCACCTTCAGCATACGCATCTATATGGCCATCGGCACTTAATTCAAACCATGCTGTTCCATCTCTATTAATCATGTACACCATACCAAAGGTATCGCTAATGAATATTTGTGCGCCGTGTGATGTACGTAATCTAATATAAGAATTTTTTACATCATCGTCCATAACAAACTGTTGTTGTCCAGGTGTCAATATGCCTTGCACTTTACTAACGCTGTCGCGTTGTGCGCCGCTGGTACTATTACCCCTGAGAAAGTCTTTAGTTAGTCCTTGGTCTTCCAATGCATCTGCAAGTGTGGAATGTCGGGGTCGCAAGCTGGCATCGTTATCTAAATCTCGTTTATTTTTTTCTGCGCTGGGATATGTCTCTGCATTTGTTGTTTTACCATATGTTTTACCGAATGGAATTCCTGGAACAGTATATGTATTTGCTTGTTGATATAAACAAGCAAACCATACACCTTTAGTAATATCTCCGTTGGGAAACGCAATTAGAACTTCATTATTAACGTCGGGCGGCACAAACCAAAACCCATAGGCTTTTTGTGTATCTTTAAAACTTTTAGGATTAGATCCAGTTGCATGTGGATTAGTAGCGCCAGCAAACGGACTAGCATATCCGACTGTGATCCAGCTGGATGAATCTTCAGACGAACTTTTAAATTCTGGGATCCAAACTTTAAGTCTGCCCATACCTCTGTCATCTTTATTATCTTTAATAATGCCAAGATATATGCCCAAGGGCATATTAATTCTACTGGCGTTGCCGTCCTTAGATTGTGGTCTTACTCTATTTGCCGCGTTACTTAATGCCATGTGTTAACTCTTTGTGTTTGGAACTGTCGAAGATGTTTTAGTTGGATACGACTCTCGACTTTTCTTTACAGACTTCTGTTCTGTAGCTTTATCTGCGGCTTTCTTTGAAGCCGTTTGTGTTTCGATGCCTAAATAACTGTTAATAATATTTGCATCTCTTACTGCTGTTAACTTTTGTGTAAAATTTCCTTTAAAAGTATGCTCTACATTTGTAACTAGATATAAACCAGATATCATCTGATTCGTATCAAACGTCATCAATCCATCATCGTTATATTGGCTTGGTGTTTGAACGGCCAAGTACAAATAATTGCCGCCTTTATTATAATCTGCAAATATAGAATTAGAATACTTGGCCTGATTGTTTCCAGCTAGTTTTTCTAACAGTATGCTATTTGGCACACCAAACCAGAATGGATCTCCAATTATTTCTATTGGGTCTAGTTTACATAAATCTGCACTGGCTTTGAGTTGATTAAAGATATATCCGAAACTACCTCTGTTGTTACTAAACGGACTTTCCATACCTTGAGTTGATTCTTGGTCAGTGTCGTCTTCTAAGAATCTATTTAACAACCAACCCGCATTAACCTGTGTATTGTCTACTACCCCTTCGCTGTCTTGATAAGTTAATCCTTGAACTCGTATTTGCTTAGGATCCTGTTGCGGTGCATTTTGGCCGAACTTTTTAATTGGACCTAGTAATGTTGTTACGGCGGCTTGCTTATCTTGCATCCATGGATTAGTTTTCTGCTTTGCTTCTAATTCTGCAATTCGTTGTTGTCTTTTAGACTCTCTTAGATAAATGCCCTCTCTTGCGTCTTTGAGTGCTTTGGCATTATCTTTCCATTCTTTTCTAGCTTCATCAATACGTGCTTTTTCCCCATTGGGATTGCCTTTAATTTTGTCTCCATGCTGACTAGTATCTGCAAATGCTGTTCCGTTAGTAGGCACAGGTTGAAAATAACTGTTTTCTAACTTAATGTTAAAATTCATTACTTCAGTGTTACGGCCAGTATACAAATAGTCATAGCGTTTGTTAAGCATGTTTAATGCTTTCATTTTCATGAAACGCTTTTTAACTGTTTCTTTATTAGTATTGTCGTCACCACCTTGCTGTGCATCTTGATCAGCTGGCGTTACAATCTGCGGAGTTATCCACGGTATTATTTTGTATGTTATTTTCTTTGCATAGTCTTTAACATAGCTATCAAACTCAATTGCTTCAGTCCATGTTTGTACTCTGAAAAATTGATATGGATCAGCGGCTTCGTCGGGAGTTATTTTACTAGGTAATCCTTTTTCGCCGCCGGCACTACCTTTTCGTTCTACACGTTGTAATTGTTGCATTTCGTCTGTGCCAGCTAAAATAACATTAATCAATCCTAGTATACCAGACCCTTCCCTGAATACTTGTTTACCTTTGCCGCCGTCAGATTGCAGTGATTTACTGATAGAAATATTACTAGGGTTAAAATTAGCAAATCTATATTTTGCTATTTCTGGATCAACTTGGAATACATATTCATGTGCTACTAATTTACTAGCGTATACTTTATTTTTTTCTTTTTGATTCAATGCAGTGGCTAAGCCAGTGAAGTATTCTCCAACTGTGGACGCAGAAACATTAACAATGTCTTTTAAGTTTTCTACAATTAGTTCCTGTGCTTGAACTTCTTGGTGTACAAATTCAATATCATACTTGCCGCCGTTGGCATCTATATTCATAGTTACTTTTTTAAACACAATTGGCCATATAAAATAAGTGTCAGGAATAAAAATGTTTTCGCCAGTTTCGGTTGTTCCTTTAAATGTAACTTCTAGATAATAACTTGCTTGGGTGTGATTAGATATACGTAACGCATTAGCTGTTCTAACTATATTATCTAAAAATCTAACACCCAATGGTTCAACAATAACCATTCTACCAGTTGTATTAGTTACATTCTGAGACTTACTATCCCAATTACAAACAGATTTAAGAGTGCATTCATCAATGACCATGTCGGCAGTCGCGGCGGTTTCTGCAATAACTACGCCCTGTTCGACTTTCCAGTCTGACACAAGTTGTGGATGTATCATTGTTAAGCGCAAATAGTACGCAGTATTAGTATAAGTGTTAAGAATATTATCTTTAAACTTGTTTGCCGCTTCAGCGGCATTTGCAATATCTAATTGAACTGGTACAACTGATTTGTCTTTGTCATCTACTTGTTTTATGTAGTCGGGATCTTTAAGAGCGTTTACTCTAGATTTTCTATTTTCAACTACATTGTCGTAGCCCGCTTGAGTTTCGGCATCTCTGCCTTTATTAGCTTTCGCGGCCTCGGCGGCATTCGTCGGAGGGTTGCTCTTACTAGGATATTTTTGTTTTACTGTAGCCATTTTATAGGTATGTGTTTGCTCGGTCTTTACTTAGTAATTTAATCCTTGTGCCAGATTTAAAGTCGAACACCGGATCTCTCAATACGTTTGGATTTAATGCACGGAATATCCACCATAATCTACTAGACCCATACGCTTCATAAGCTAATAGGTCTGGTCGGCAATGATATTTAGGTTCAATTGTAATTTCTATTTCAGTTCCGTCGTAGGCAATAGATGGCAAACTTGCTGTGTCTAAATAAAACCTGTTGATTCGGGTAGTAGAATACGGGCTTGCATTTTCATATCTCATAATTAAATGTATCCTTGTTTGGCCAATGTGCCGTTCGCAAAGTCAGACAAATTGAATTTGTTTTTGATAGCATTAGTGCTATATTGCACTGACAGATCCATGGTCATTTCTAACACCATCGGTACCATTGACGTTCCAATCGGCGTTTTAATTGGCACATAGTCTACATCACTAGGGTACCTGTAGTTTACGCTGATCACCTGTACCGGAACATTTTCAAAGTTCGTTGGACCATATGCGCTGAAATTTAACACTGGTGGCGGACTGCCGCGCTTTGCATCAGTTACACCAAAATGCATTTTGGTGATTGTTCTTAAGTAATGCATTACTGCTATCATGTATAATCCATCGTCAACAGTACTTGCAGTAAATTTGATTGAGTTCAAACTTATCCTAGGGTTTTCTGTTCTTTTGTAAATATTAGGACTATAGTTAGTATGGGTCAGCGCCAATGGATCGTATATTGCCCTGACATCATACTGAATGTCTGGCATATATGGAAAGAGTATGCCGCCGAATTGTTTAAGTGGATCTAGTATTGGGCTGTTAAACATTGGGTCACGTACCCCTTGTTTACTGGCCAGTGACACCCTGTTGGAATAATTAATCGATTCGCCCGCCATTGCCGTCTCCTAGTTTGCTATCTACCATTTTAAATAATTGCTGATCAAATTTACCAAATAACTCTGTAAATAATTTAACTCGAGTCTCAGAGTCTGAATCTTTATACATTGCTCGTATTTCACTAGCACTTCGTATTTCGCGGCCTAATATACTAAAATCAAATGTCGGTACGGTATACACATATCCATGTTTGTCAAATGTTTTAAAATCATGGTCTTTCTGAAAAGCCTGTAAATAGCTAGGTGTGCCATCTTTCTTTAAACCAAATTTGAAACGAGGGTCATCTGACATATCTTTTTCACTGACTGCAAACACCAATACATTTTTAGTAGGATCATAATTTGCTGTAATTTCCTGTGCTTGATATGGGTTTTTTGTTAAAATTACTTGGCTAGAAGGAACGCCCGTTAATTGCATTAATGCTTTCTTTTCTGCAAAAGAAAACGGACTTTTAAGAGGTTCTACTTTGTCACTAGTAGCAATATACACTGAGCCAGCTCCAAATTGTTTGACTAAGAAGTCAAATACCTGCTTGTGTCCTAAATGAAAAGGCTGAAATCTACCGGGGTATACTATTACTAGTCTCTTGTCTATTTGGCTGAATCTCATCGCATTGTTCCTTATCTATCTAATATTTATGGCAAACAAAAACGGTGAATTCATGCTTTTATAACCATTGACAATGGTAGTCTACTCTAGTATAATAATTCTATGACCGCACCTAAAATATACCTTAGCAACAAAGAATTGCTTAAAGAAATACATAAAAGTAAGATGACTTACTCTTGGATTAAAAGCCCAGATTACTTTCAGCATGATATTATTGTGCGAGATTTAAACGATTTCAATAGTACCCCCACTGAAAAGTTGCCAGACGGAGTAATTGCCGAAGCGCAGTCAAACAGAGCGGCGGCACTAAGTGCCAAAGCGCACGATGTTGCTCTTAAAGAATGGGAAGGTAAGGGCGGTAAGGGCGAAAAGCCAAAAGCCATTCAATATAAAGTTGATTCTTCTACCGTTAATCCCGACGATTTAGTTATTCGATTAATGACATTCGCACATATTCCCGAGGAGCCGGGTAGGAAAAACAAACCAAAAATAACTTCGGACTACCATAGTAAAGTAAATTTCCCACCGTTCCAACATTTTGCTAAACTCAACGGAGACTGGAAAGAAGTAGCTCGAAGTCATTGGAAGGGCGATGCAGATACCGGAGAGTTCAGTGTTGACCACGGAACAACTACTAGACGTTTAGCTGAAATGTACATAAAATTATGTGAACGTTACAGTATGCGTAGTAACTGGCGAGGCTATACGTATGTTGAAGAAATGCGTGGTCAGGCACTATTACAATTAAGTCAAATTGGTTTACAGTTTGATGAATCGAAATCTGAGAATCCGTTTGCATACTATACTGCCGCTATTACTAATAGCTTTACTCGAATTTTAAATATTGAAAAGAAAAATCAGGTTATCCGTGATGATTTGTTAATCGACAACGGGCAATTACCAAGTTACAGTAGACAGTTGGAGTACGAAGCAGGTATGGTTCTAGAAAGGGAACGCAACTCTGCTCTGCGAGATTCGGAATCAGTAGGGGTAATTGTAGATGAATAATGGTACTAAAGAACGTATGCAAGAACTGATGGTACCTATCGACACTAGTATACAGTTAACAAATGATTCAAATGAGCTCCTTATGGTTGCATGTGCTATGATGCAACGCTCAAAAGAAATATTCGAAACAGTACTAGGAGATACAGGTCGTAAAAAGATGTTTAAGGATTATGCTGAATGACTCAACTTTTTAAAAAAGTAGCTTGCTTTACTGATATTCATTTCGGTATGAGGCAAAATAGCAAAGCACACAATCAGGACTGCGAAGATTTTATCAATTGGTTCTGTGAAACTGCAAGAAAAGAAGGTGCTGAAACTTGTATTTTCTTAGGGGATTGGCATCACCATCGTGCAACCGTTAATGTTAGTACACTGAACTATACTGTTAATAATCTAGAAACGTTAAGTAAAAATTTCAAACAAGTGTATTTTATCACTGGTAATCATGATTTGTATTACAGAGAAAAAAGAGAGTTAAACAGTTTACCGTTTGCAAAAAATATGGATAATATTATAATGGTAGACGAAGTATTCCGGCAAGGTGATGTTGCTATTATTCCTTGGCTAGTAGAAGATGAATGGACTAAGATGAAATCTCTTAAAGAGAAATATGTATTTGGTCATTTCGAACTTCCTAACTTTTATATGAACGCTATGGTAGAAATGCCGGACCATGGCGGTTTAAATTCTGGACATTTTCCTAATCAAGAGTATGTGTTTAGTGGACATTTTCACAAGAGACAGAATAGAGGAAATGTACACTATATTGGCAATGCATTTCCACACAACTATGCCGACGCTGGAGATGACGAACGTGGTATGATGATCCTAGAGTGGGGTGGCAAGCCAGAATACATTACATGGCCAGGCCAACCTAGATTCCGTACAGTAAAGCTAACTCAGCTTATTGAAAATCCAGATTCTTATCTAAGCCCTAGTACATTTATACGTGTTACGGTGGACGTTGACATTAGCTACGAAGAAAGCACATTTCTTAAAGAAAACTTTATGGACACATACAAGTTACGAGAAATTAGTTTTATCCCTGGCAAAAAAGAAGAACATGCAACCGAATGGGATGCTGGAGAAATTAAATTTGAAAGTGTTGACACTATTGTGTTAAACCAATTGACTGCCATCGATAGTAAAGTTATCAACAAGCAAATGTTGATTGACATTTACAACGGATTACAGTAAAATAACAATCTATGATCACAGTAAAAAATATTACGATTAAAAATTTCATGAGTGTTGGAAATGTCACTCAAGCAGTACAGCTAGATCAAAACGGACTCACCCTTGTTTTAGGCAATAACCTAGACTTGGGAGGTGATGGAAGTAGGAATGGTACAGGAAAAACTACCTTAGTTAATGCCCTTTGTTATGGCTTGTATGGTCAAGCTATAACTAACATTAGGAAAGACAATCTTGTTAATAAAACAAACTCCAAAAACATGCTGGTTACTATCGACTTCTCGAAAAACGGGTCGACTTACAGAATTGAAAGAGGTCGCAAGCCTAACGTATTCAAATTCATTGTCAACGAAAGCGAGATTGCTGACAATGCGTCCGATGAAGGTCAGGGAGAAAACAGACTAACACAACAACATATCGAGTCAGTGTTGGGTATGAGCTACGATATGTTCAAACATATTTTAGCATTAAACACTTTTACTGAGCCGTTTCTTAGTATGAAGTCTACTGACCAACGTGCTATTATTGAGCAGTTACTGGGCATTACATTGCTTAGTGAAAAAGCAGAAATTCTTAAAGAGCTAATGAAGTCTAGCAAAGACAGTCTCAAAGAAGAAGAATTCAGAATGAAAGCTCAACAAGAAAGTAATAATAAAATTAAGTCGTCAATTGACGACTTAGAAAAAAGAAGTAGTATTTGGTTAAGAAAAAGTGAAGAAGATATTGTCACTTATCAAAAGATAATTGCAGAACTAGAAGCAATTGAGATTAACCAGGAACTGACCAATCATCAGCTAGTAACTGTATGGAAAGAAAAACAAAGTAAAATTACTAGATTTAATAAAGACGTAAGCACACATCAAAGTGCAATTAAAAGATTAACTACTCAACGAGCAGAACTAGAAAATGCGCTGTTAAAAGCACGTGATCATACATGTCATGCATGTGGACAAGGGATACATGATTCTAAACAAGAATCCATGTTAAGTGATTTAGAAGATGCTGTATTAATTATTACTACAGACATAACATCAGAGTCTGCGTTAGAGCAAGTGGCCAGTTCTTCTATTACAGAGTTAGGAGAGTTGGGCAACTGTCCTATTCTAAAATATGCTACGTTGGATGAGGCAATTAATCATAAAACAACATTAGACAATACGTATAATCAACTTGAAAATAAACTATTAGAGACTGATCCGTATCATGAACAAATTGTGCATTTAAAAGATACTGCACTCACTGAGCTTGACTGGGATAAAATAAACGACTTAACTAAGTTAATTGAACACCAGGACTTTTTGTTAAAACTATTAACAAACAAAGACAGCTTTATTCGACGAAAAATCATTGAGCAAAACCTGAGTTACTTAAATCATCGATTAGAATATTACTTAGAGAAATTAGCACTACCGCATGAAGTTAAGTTTCAAAGCGATTTAACTGTTACTATTGAACAGTTGGGGCAAGAGTTTGACTTTGATAATCTTAGCAGGGGCGAGCGCAATAGGCTGATCCTGGGATTATCATGGAGTTTCCGTGATGTATACGAAAGCCTGAATACTCCTATAAATCTATTGTTTATCGATGAAATGGTTGATAGCGGCATGGACCCTAATGGGGTCGATAGTGCATTGGGTGTTCTTAAGAAAATGAGCAGAGAGCAAAATAAAAATATATTCTTGATTAGTCACAGAGACGAGTTGATCGCTAGAGTAAATACTATTCTACAGGTAACCAAAGAAAACGGGTTCACTACGTTTGGAATTGACGTAGATATGGTGGAGACTTAAAATGGCTGGCACAGTTATCGCAACAGAAAAAGATAAAACAGGCGCTGATGTTACTATCAGCTGGGCTAAGAAAATTGGCGGAAGTATTGTTACTCCGTTTTTTCTACGAAATTATGCGGCGTTAATAGAAAACGGACATTCTGCCTCCTTTATATTTGGAACTAATAACAGTAAAGCAGTTTATGCTGTCATTGACAACACGGTGGTAGGTGCAATTGTATATGATACACAAGAAGACACTTATAAAACTGCATGGATTGTATTAAGTTGTATCGACGACAACTACCGTCGTCGTGGAATATATATGATGCTTCATAAACATTTCGAAAATGTTGTTAAAAACGAAGGTAGTAAGCGTCTGGCTAGTCATGTGCATGTTGATAACGTTATAAGACAAGCCAGTTGTGAAGCAGTTGGGATGAAGCCTGATTTTTTAAGAATGGAAAAAACACTATGACATTAAAAGAAGAATTTGAATTAAACGGTTTCTTAGGACCGTTAGAAATTATGTCTCGAGAAGAGGCCGCAGAGTTTTGCAAGTTAGTCATGCAGGCTGAAGAAAATATTAAACTAATGAAAAGTGATTATCGTTGCAAAAGTAATGTATTATTTCCATTTGTAGATAAAATTAGTAAGCACCCAAAGTTAATAGAATATCTATCAGAGTTAATAGGACCAAATATACATTGTTGGGATACCCTATTTTGGGTCAAACATCCCGGTGATAAAAAAGACGTTAGCTTTCATCAAGATGCCACTTATTGGAATTTTGATAAAAAACATTTGGCTGTTACTGCTTGGTTTGCATTTAGTGATGTAACTGAAGAACACGGAAGTTTAGAGTATGTCAAAGGTAGCCATCGAGTATTCCAGCACAGACATAAAGATGTTAAAACAAACACTAATTTATTAATGAGGGGACAAACTGTAGATATTGATGTCCCAAAAGAACGTATTAAAACAACCGTGCCAGCCGGACATGTTATGTTGCATAGTCCTTATATTATACACGGTAGCGCAGATAATCAAGCAAATACACCAAGAGTAGCTATGGGTATGATTTTTGCGTCCACTGAATGTAAACCCATTTTAAATATAAGTCCAGAAAGTACTGTAATAGTAGCTGGTGAAGACACATATAATTATATGTTACATGATCCTGCTCCTTGTGGAGACTGGGACTTAGATTTAAAAAACTGGCAAGGTGCTTACGATCGTCAGCATATTAACTATTATGAAATGGAACAAACTCCTGCCAGTCCTTACAATAAATTTAATAAAGAAAATGCAACTGTTTAAAGATTGGCGAGAATGTGATATCAGTGAAGATCCAGACTTAGTGTTAGATAAAACTAAGTCGTATTACTTGCATGCCAAGGCTTGGCATTTTAAAGGATATATAGGTGGAACGCATTCCTGGTTTGCATGTTATAATACCCAGCATAAAAACTGGCTTGTAGCAGAAGTCACAGACCGAGAAACATTAGATGTGCAACAATGTCGCACTATATACAGTGGGGCACAAGATTTAGATAATATCGAAGAACGTGCCGCATTTATCAGCGACCGTTCATATAACGGTAAATGGTTTGGTAATAAAGTATCTATTGTAGATAGTTGTCCTGCCATTGATTACAGTGACTTACTTTATTCAGTTAAAAAATATCCTATTGAAAAATTCGAGTTATTAAATTATAATTGCAATACTTTTTTATCTTACCTCATATGGGATTTACAGTTAGACTTAAAACGGCCAATTAGATCAGTTGGTTTTAAAAACACACAGTGGTGGAATAGACATTATGAATTTGAGATTTGAATACACCGAAAACAATCATTTTAAGTGGGGTTTCGGAGATGAATGGTATAACCACCCGGATCCTGAAAAGCAGTATAAAATACAGCTAGGCTATGTTACCCGCCCAGTTAAACGTTTCAGAGAAGAATGTATTATTACTGCAAAATTAATTGCATCTAAGGCCACTAAACCTATTTGCATCGGACTCAGCGGCGGCAGTGACAGTCAGATGTGTTGCCTAGCATTTATGGAAGCAAAGATTCCATTTAAAGTTGTTATACTGAGTATGTTCGATAACGAAGGTGATATTGTCAATGACCATGATATTAAAACTGCGTATGCGTTTTGCGAAAAATATAACATTGAATACATTATATTTCCATTAAACATAGACGAATTTTATCAAACAAAAGGTGTCGAGTATGCCGCAAAATATGGACTCGTCGGGGTACACACAATTATTCAATGTGCTACTATGGATTTTATTTGCCCTGACTATTGTTATATCATGGCCGGCGGTGACGTTGTGATGGTTCCTTATAAGAAGTATGTTACTCCTGATTTAGAAATACCTACGTACGAGTGGGATCCTAAAATGAATAAAATAGTTTGGTGGCAAACTCCGGTGCCCATTATGCAACATATGATAGAAATGGGGTACGAAGGTACTAGTAAATTTTACTTATATACTCCTGAGATAATTGCAAGTTATCTTACTGACCCTACTGTAACAGAATTTTTAGCAGTACAAGATATAGTGTATGAGGTTTTTTGTCGATGGCATCCACAAGTTCGAATGTGGTGGCGATTGTTTCATATGTTATATAAGCCATTGATGACTCAACGAGAATGGCCTGAAATGATTCCAGCACGTAAGTATACTGGATTTGAGCAACTACAGGGTAAGAATTTTAATTCAGGAAAAGAAGTTCTTTTTCAAAGATATATAGATGAGGCCGCGGCCGGCAAAACATTAGGACAAGTAGTTGTTACTACTATACCAGATTTAATCGAGTATGTTACTAAGCCACATACTCATAGTTTGGTTTCTACACGTAGACTTAAAAAAGATGAATGGGTAAAATGAAAGAATATTTGTGGATTAATTGGAGTAATCTAAATTACACAGATATGCCTGTGCGCGGTAGCTTCAGAAATGTTGTGGGCAATTATGAATTTCCCGTTGATCGTTTTAATATGTTAGATAATGTACTTGAACTTCCTTGCCGGAACATATTGCAAGATCCTAAGTTTACATTGACAAATTTAACAAACGATTGGGAAGATCGATATTATTCTGTATTAGATAGTATTGCAGATAATGTGTTTACTATTGCAAATGGAAGAACAATTGTAGTTACATATAGTGGCGGTATTGATAGTGTTTCTGCATTAATATCTTTGCAAAAACACAGCAAGTATAAAGAATACCTAGAGCAGGGTAAATTTAAAGTAGCATTAACTAGTACCAGTATAACAGAATACCCCGAATTATTTTATAAAAGTATACTACCTAATATTCCGTTGATTCCATTGGATTATGTATCATTGATGAACGATGACGATGTGATGTTAGTGACCGGTGACATGGGAGATTATTGTATTGGATCCAGCGACACTCTACGATTTTCTGCTATGCAACCAGATTTAGATTTGATGGCGCCATGGAGAGAAATCATTCCTCTTATATCAAAAGTTAAAGGATCATCGTTATACTTACATACCATGGAAACATTAGCTAGTAAAGCACCGTTTGAGATATGTTCCATTAATCAATTATTTTGGTGGACTGCAAATTCATTAACTGGTGTCCAAGATGATTTGTTTCGACCTTGGTATTGGAGTACTGGCGCTAAAATAGAAGATGCCATTACACAAAATAAAATTTTTAGATTCTTTTATGATGCGGCAATGATGACGTTTAGTTTTGAATATATGAGTACTAATCCAGTATATCATAATTATATAGATAATAAAACGTGGCAAAAAAAGTACATTGTAAACTCAACAAAAGATAGTAGTTATATGAATAAAGGAAAGATATTCAGTCAACGATTAAGTTTACGTCATGTATTTAAAACTTCTATATATATTGAAAACGGTATTATAAAATTTGGCACAGATGTGGGTACAATAAATGGCTCTTGAGCGAATTAAATTATTAGTAGACCAATATTCAGGACAAGTAGTTTGGCTCAGTTATCGTTTCGATGACAGTACTCCTATGCACGATCCTACTCTTAATGTTTATCACTACTCCGGTAATATAGAAATTAATGCATGGGGGTTATATTCTCAATATAGGTTATTTTATAAACCAGATGCATTGAATTTATATCATTCTTCATATAGTTTATTTGACGACGATATTCAATTGCGTAGAGCAAAATGTATAGCTATTAATCAAGTTAATAATTCAATTATGTATCAGTATGAAAAGTTTCATTTAGGGAATGAAAAGTTCTATGCAAATATAAATTACCATAATTGGCCAACAATTTTTAGTCATGCACACAATTGTTCAATTGAGGATGCCGCAAAATTAGTTAAATTTAAAAAAGATGAGATTGAATGTGGCATGCATACTTTAGAATCATTCAAGTACTTGTTTATTAATAACATCAAAAATGCCAAGACCTTGGCTGAAATAGACGTGTTATTTAATATAGCATGTGTAGAGTTACTAAGCACAAACACTATTACAATATCACAATTAAAAACAGTTTCTGCAGAAAATTTAGTTACTATTGCTAATAAAAAGAAGAAAAATGTATAGCACACATGAGATCTGGTAGTAATTGAGCATAAAGACTATATAGTAAGCATGACATGGACACACCAAGGAAATTTAGTCGAAACGCTTCCAATAGACTGTATTGGATTTGTTTACGTTATTACCAATAGCGTAACCAATCGAAAATACATAGGCAAAAAACTAGCAAAATTTAGTAAAACAACTTATAAAACAGTTAAACTTAAAAATGGCACAAAAAAGAAAAAGAAAATTAGAAGCAAAATCGACAGCGACTGGCAAGACTACTACGGGTCAAACATAGAACTTAACAAAGATGTAGAAATATTAGGCAAAGATAAATTCTTAAGAGAAATTTTATATTACTGTACATCAAAGGCACAATGCTCATACATAGAAGCAAGAGAACAATTTACAAATAAAGTATTGGAATCTGCAGACTGGTATAACGGGCACATTCAAGTTCGCGTCCACGGCTCACACATACTCCACAAATAACAACTACGGAAAAGCTAAGTCCCGGCTGATAGATAGGGATCCTATAACTGGACCTCGGGTCACAGGGATGGAAATTCTGCGCCGTAGCAGAGACTAACTCCACTATCCTTAACAGGACGTAGTTCAATTGCTTGAAAAGAACTGGGTTTAGTATACGTAAAGCTAAAAAGAGTGAGCTCTGTTGACAATTACAACTCACAAGCTATGTAACCTGCTCTAATAGTGTTACGTAGTTGCGTTAAAGTCTAGTGTAAAAAGGTACCGCGAAACCGCCTTTGCTTGGTAAAAACAAGTTTCTTAATTAGAGTGTGACATATGGATGAAGGATAATGTCTAAACATACTTGGCCTTGGAATAAGGCTAAGTGTGACTGAACTCAGGATAATACTTAATCTTGTTAAAAAAGTTAATTGAGTGTTACGTTAGTAACACGAAGATTAGGCTGTGTTTACACAGCCACAATTCTAATTATCTTCTTGATTTAGCTTTAGCATCTTTCATAGCTTGCTCTTCTTGTTCTGCTCTAAACTTTAGTGCTTCTGCTAAAGAGCCACGTTCTTCTGAAGACATATCATGAATATCGTGAAATGACATTCCGCTATAAATTGCTAGTAACATAAGGTCTTTCCTTATGGCTTTCTGATCTTCTTCGAACGAGCTAACAAACTGTGCTAACTCAGCGGGTTCTTGAAGTAATGAAGAAAGCCTTAGGCGAAAAAATCGCTGGGATTCATAGGCAGTTCAGTTGTATGTTCAACTTTACAAGAACTACAAGTAAACTTAATAGTAGTATCTACACCAGCATCCATTAATGACTTTAAGGTTTTATCAATTGCATCAAATTCAGGCTTACTGATAGTTGTTAACCATTCTCTAATCATTGTTCTATCATTGAATTCTTGACGGTCAGGAGTTTCTACTTTTTCTATGGCAGATGAAATCAAATCCAATGTTGCATCTAACAGTCTAGTAAAACTTCCACCTGCAAATCTAATTTTTTGCAATTGATCCTGAACATCTTTTTCTACTTGTTGTCCTTTGGCCATTTCTTCAAAGCCAGCAATGCTGACTTTATTTTGAGCAGACAATGTGTAAGGCTTTACAGTTACTTTGATACCCGACGATAGTTCTACCATTTTAGATCCAGTGTAAAACACAGTGGTATCTAATAGATTGCCAAGATTTACATTAACTGGATTCTTTACCGATGGAACACAGTCGGGACAAACAAACTCAGTTTCCATAAAATCACCGTAAGTACTCATTCTGATACCCACCATAATTGAATCAATATCAATGGCCGGTACTTCGTTTGGATCTGAAATCCCGGGCACACATGTTCTGAATACTTGCTTTAGTGCTTCGCCGTTTAATAATGCATCAGGACTTTTTAATAAGATTTCGTCTTTAGCAGTCATAGGATATACTGCTATTTCTCCCGAATCCGACAAATCAATTGGTTTACTATAGCTTTGCCCGCCGCTGGGTAATTTGATATATCTTGCTGGGCGTTTGTTATATTGAATCAACGGATTCATTTTTGTGTTTTCCATGGTATTTTTCTCCGATAAATAATACTATACTAATGAGTATTTATATACGTAGATAATGGCAACCACCCCTAAAAATATACCCTTACCCGACGGGTCCGAACGCCCACAATGGGCCACGGAAGAAACGTTACTTAAACTGCTAGACAAATTTGGCGGCAGTTCTGCAGGTGTA